AGCCTCACAAACGACTAAGGACATAGACTTGCCCTCTCTTTTTGCGAATTTCTCAAGCTTTGTTTTTTGCTTTGGTGTCATGTACGCCTTTACGTAATCCTTTTCAATTGTTGCAGTTGCCATGTTTTAAAAATTTATGAGTGAATAAAATTGTTTTGCACTACCTCCGGATGGTAAATAAATAACTCCTTTAAATGTGAACGTCTTACTTCATTTCTTAGTAAAGACTTCCCGTTCAACTTTCCATGCTCTAAATAGTATTTAAACTCATCCTGAATACTTAAAATTTCTCTTTTGATATCTTCGCACTCTGCATATCCTTTAACCGTGTGCATTTTATTGGTCAATGATTCGCATAGTTTGCTTTGCGTATCTTCAATCAAATCATAAAGTTTTTCACCCAACTTTTCAGAAATTAAAGCAAAATTTGAAGTATAAACCTTGCCGGTATTCAAGTTTATTTCGCCCGTTCTTTTAAACCATTCAAAACATTCTCTTAAGAGTTTTGCTGAATCGTATTCTTTTGCCGCTTCCGGCAGTTTGTCGTCTGGTTCATCCTGGTAAAGCTTAAATAGTTTTTTGCGAAATTCTGATAGTGAATATTTTTTAATAAGGCTAATTACGTGCGCCGCGCTGATGTTGTTGTCGTCATTGACCTTGTAAAGTTCAATGGCCAGGCTAATATCAATAAGCTTTATTTTTGGAACAGAAACGCAATACTTCAAAACCTCATCCCGAATGATAGCCAGATTATGTGCGTTCGGCTCAATGTTTTTGAAAAGAAAATAACGGGTAACAAGCTTTGTGATTTCAACCCCTGAATAAATTAAATCCTCAACAACTTTCGGGCTTCGCTTCCATTCCTGTAAAAAATCTTCCGGTTTCATTTTATCAAAATTTTATGTTTAAACTTTCTTCGGCTGCTTTTATCGTGCGTTCTGCTTTTGAACTTTGTTGATCGCTTCCATTATACTTTTGGACTCCTGTTTGAGGCCTTTCGTTATTTCTCAAAATCCAGCCCTTCGCTGCTGATTTCCAATTTTTCATTTTTGATTTACCTACCATCCAGTTTTTAGAATCGTAAAAAGCCTCAAACTTTTGTGCCTCAATTTCGTTTGATCCGCTATCCAAAAATAATAAAAATATTTCTGATAATTCAGGTTTTTGAAAATTATTTTTCCCCCCTTCACCCCCCTTTAAAGAATCCTTATCCTTATCCTTTTCTTTATCCTTATCCTTAACCCTATGAATAGGGTTTAATTGAGGTCTATTTGAGGTCAAATCTATAAACGTTTGTTTTTCAATATTATAGTAATTTTCAAGGGTCAAATTTTCGATTTTTAAAAGCTTTAAAATTGACTGGTGTACTTTAGAATTTTCGTTAAAATTTGTGCCATATTGAAACGAAAAAAAACCAGGAAAAAACCATTTTCCGGAAGCTAAAACAATTACCCGTATTTTGCCGGAATTAAAAAAATCAATGGCCTTTTTGAGGTCAACATGGCCACAAATTGAGGCAAAGATAAGCTTATTTGGCCGCCATATACCGGCATGGTCTGCCTTGTCAAGTGCGTATTGCCATAACAATTTATATTCGTTTGGCATCTCTAAATACCAATCTTCCGACCATATATCAGTATCAATGAATCTTTTAGCCATTGCATAAAAATAACCCCAATTTGGGAGCGTGTACCGAGGCCAAAAACGGGGAAATGACTACCCAGATATTCCGATCACACGCCCCCAGATTGAGGCAATTTTTAATAAAAAAATACAATATTGAGGTCATTTCATAAAATTTTCGGCACTACAAAAATAGTAATTTATTTCAATTTAAACGTGTTTTATTTCGTTGTTTTCCAATTCGTCATGGAAACGGATAGCTACGGCTGATATCTGTATTAACTCTTCTTTCATTCTTAAAACGTCTGATTTCTTTTTTTTGATCTCATGCCATAATTCTTCAACTTCTTCAATTAAAACAGCGTATGCCTCATGTGATGAGTTAAAATGGCCGTATGTTTCAAGTGCATAGTCTATTTCTGCCTTGATTATTTCATTTGTATTCACAGTTAAAATAGTTCAGCTTGTTTTTTTGATTCTAAAATAGATTTTATATTCTTTTTTGCCAATTGAAAATAACTTTCTTTTAATTCAAAGCCTATCGCCTTTCTACCCATTTTTAATGCCTGGTAAACTTCGCTACCTATACCCATGAATGGAGTAAAAACAGTATCCCCTTTGTTGCTGTATAGGTGAATTAATCGCTCTATAGTGTCAAGCTGCAAAGGGCAAATATGCTTCTCGTCATTATCCTCCCTACCGTTTCTAAAACCTTGCAGTGTGTTGCCATAATCAATGTCCATCCAGACAGGAGAAGCATACTTTTGCCACAAATCAACTGGTAAATCTGTATTTGTTACAGGATTATTTCTGTTTCCGTCTTTTCTGAATATCATAACATAATCTGGTATTCCAACCCTACTCATTGTACTATCTTTTTTAATTTGCTTGTGTAATAAACCAAGAGCCTTTGTTCTCTGCATTTCAATTACCGGATCTTTCCAAATTGTTATTCTTGATGCATAAACAAACCCTGCATCCTCAAATGATCTAAGGATCATTCCTGAAAAATCCCTTAAACCTATAAATCCTTCCTTGCCCTTCTGTATTGGTAAATCCATACAATGCACACAAACATTTCTGCCTTGCATCATCACCCTATAAAGTTCTTTTATTAAAAAACCAAACTGAATCAAAAATTCATTGTAGTCCTTTGAATTTCCCATATCTTCTAAATGACTCGAATACGTATATAATTCAGCGAATGGAGGACTAAAAACGCTCAATCCTATTGATTCAGAATTTACGTTCTCAATTAATTTAATACAATCACCTCTTTTTATTTCGCAAAATTCATTAATAAATTCCTTTGTATCAAATTCAGACAAACTCAATAAATTATTATTAAGGTTTTCATTAACCGCCTTACTCATTTCATCTTGCATTATTTCAAATTGTTTTTGTTTCGTTTCAATTGATTGTTTTACGTTTGCCATTGTATCTGTTGTTATAAGATAGATGTTAACTTCGTTTTTTTGTCCGAATCTGTAGCTTCTTCTAATTGCCTGGTAAAGCCCTTCAAACGAGAAATCTAAACTTGCAAATATTTGATTGTTGCAATTTTGATAATTCATTCCGAAACTTGCTATCTTGGTTTTTGTTATTAATATTCTAAATTCGTTATTTGCAAAGCCTAATAATGTTCGCTCTTTGTATTCAGTTGAATCATTACCTTTTACTTCTTTTGCATCTGGAATCATTTTTCTTAATAAATCACCTTCTTCGTTCTGTTTTATCCATATTATAAAGTTCTCATCCTGCTTTGAATTTATAATTCTTACAACTTCATTTAATCTCTCGTTTTTTGTATTCCTTAACTCGCTATTAAAATTTGTTGCTGAAATGATAGAATCATTAAATAGCATTCCATTATTTCTTTTAGGCGTTTTTATCTGATTCTCAATAATATTTAGACTCGGTAAATCATAGCCATCAGCATCAAAACCTATATCCTGAGGCTTATTCAGCATTATAGCCCATGTACTTATAAATTGATAAAATAATTTTATAGCATGTCCTTTTAATCTCCATTTTGCAGTTTCGCCACCATCATGCACAAAATACATTGCTAACATTTCATTGCGGCTCATAATGTCTAAGAACTCCGAATGATTACCCATCTCCATTGGATCATTTGGGCTTGGCGTTGCCGTACACGCTAATTTATATGGAGTATTTTTAAACGAATCAATAATTAGCTTTTTTGTAGCCCCTTCAAAATTCTTTAAAATACTGCTTTCGTCTAAAACTATTCCAGAGAACAAAGAACAATCAATGTTTTCTAATTGCTCATAATTTGATATTTGAATACCATAGTTTGAATTTCCTGTATATTTTACAACTGGTATATTAAACTTTTCGCCCTCTTTTATAGTTTGACCGGATACTGCCAACGGGCAAAGTATTAAAACTGGCTTACCTGTTTTTATATTTACTTGTTTCGCCCATTCAAGCTGCATTAATGTTTTACCTAATCCACAGTCAGCGAGTATGGCATACTTCCCGGCATTCAATGCTCTTTTAACAATAAACCTTTGGAAATCAAACATAAAACTATTTAGATCAGATTCTTTTATATCGAATCCACTAAATACATGAGCTTTCTGTTTGCTCTTTAGAAATTCATTATAATTCATGAAATGTCATTTTAGATTAATTTGGCCTTACAAATATACAAATCTTTTTAATATTGGGTACTTTTTTTGATCTTTTTTTGTCAGCCTTTAGCTTTACTTTTAATAATCGGAATGTTTTATGCGTATAGCAATAAGTTACCTGCAATATTTATTAAAAATTCCACCGCACAGTTACGCAGTTTTAAGTTTCTTCAATAATAAACTGTTGTCAACCATGTATTTTCCAAACCCTGATTTTTCTTCGTTAGAAAGTTGCGGTATTTCGTGTTCAGTATTGTAACTTTCTTTAATCACATTCATGCAGGTTTGGAAATCGTTTCCGCACAGTTTTTTTATTCCTTCAAGTTCTGCTTTTAGTTCTTGAAACCATTTTGGATTTACCTCTTTCAAGTAATCCATCGCAACTGGCAGATGATGTGTCATTAAGCTATCGCCTGTAATGTGGTTTAGCATTTCATACACATCTCCAATTTCAGTTGATAATCTGCCATCCAAAATGGAGAACAGTTGTATCATTGTGAATTTCTTTGTCATGTTTTTAAGTTTAAATGCCTCCCTAATTTTTAATAAATACTGACAGGTAACATGGGCTTGGCAAAATGCCACTAATCAGCTTTGTGCCTTGAAATTATCGGTTTGCTTGGTGGCACTATCGCCAAGCCCCGTCCGTTAAATTTTAACACCATTCCTTTTATTCATTGCCTGTATCATTGCCATTAACCAAATTTCATCAGGTTGGCTTTTTAGCTGCCCTGATTTTACTTTGATTAAAAAGTCTTCGGCTCGTTTTTCAAGGTCTTTTATCTTTTCCTCTCCATGCAATTTTACAAGGCTGTTTCGCATTGCAGGAATTGCGGCCTGTTGTATCATATTGCATTGGTAGCATTGTACATTTGCGTTCAATTCATCGTATGCCAGCATCCAGTAAATTCCTTTAGGAAAATAATGTCCGATATGTGCTGTATTTGTTACATTGGTTCCCTTTACAAGAATTGATTTTTGGCAAGTGCAACAAATAGTAAACTTCTGGTCTTTGCAAAGTTTGGCTTTCATTAACTTTGAATACAAAGCCTGTGCCTTGTCCTTTAATGCTTTTCTTTGCGTTGGTTTGCCTTTGGAAGATTTCTTTTCTGCGCTCTTAATCCGTGCGCCTTCCCTCCAGCATTGGCCGCAAAGCTCATTTCCTTTAGTATAAATTCCGTGTCGTTCGCAAACTGGCATTAAGATGCTTTTAAATACTGCTTATACAATTTATCCAAACCTTTAAAATGTGCTATCTGGTAATGATCTAAAGCCGTTACCCATTTGTAAGGCTGTTTGCTTTTAATGTTCATTTTCTTTGTCGATCTACGTTGGAGTGTTTCGATTACTAAAATAGGATGGTAAGGAGATATCGCAAGGTGAACAAATTTTTTATTCTCCTTTTCAAATTCGGGCATTACGATCTCACGGATTTTGTTGTAAATTGTTTCTTTGGTCATAACTCCATTTTTGACTGTTTAAAAATTGATTGATTAATTACCCATTTGTGGTTTGGTTTGCCGTACCGTTCGGCTTTCATTGTTTGGGTTTTCTTTAATGCTCCCTTTGATTCCAGGTTAGTTATTGCCCTACGAATGCTTGTTATAGGAACATCTGGAAATTGTTTTTGGTAGATTTCCTGAATTTCAAATGGAGTATAGGCGTTTCCTGTTTTGAAAATTTGGAAGATTCTATATTCCTGCCGTGTGCATTTAATGTTTGCATTTTCAAGTTCTACGCCCATTAAATCAATGGAGTTGTAAAATGATTCAACTACTGTGTTTATGTTTTGGAATATGCTCATTTTGGTAATGATTTTAAATAGTCTCCATTTGCATTTCAATAATCATTCGGCTATCTTTGCCATCTTCAAAGTATTTTTTAAATTCATCACGGCTTAGAAAGCTGATTCCGTATTGATTTGCATAGGTTGAAATAATTTCTTCTTCAAATCGGTTAATGAAATCTCCATCGCTCATTTTTGTTGTAGTCATTGGAACAGCGATATATTCCGGTACGTTGCCCCTTGCATCTTTTTTGTTGAGCAAATTCTTTACAAGTGAAGGATTGAACATTTGTTTGTGATAATCGTGGAGAGTTTGAATATCAATCGGGATGAGTTCGCCTGTCATTGGGTCAAGGATTTGATTTATCCCGTTTCGGTTCATGTGTTCAACGATCAATGGAAGCACATGGCCAAAATGAAATTTATATCTCCAGCCTCCTGTTCTTTTAACTTCCTGAATAAAAACCTTAAACATACCTTCGCCCAAATTTGTAAGCGTTTCTTTTAAGCTTCTGAAAGATTCAGCAATCCAGTCTATTTTTCCGGATTCGTTTTTCCTTCGGTGTAGGTATAAGGTTTTTGGTTCCATTACCAAACAATTTTATTTAGAAAATCCCTGCAATCGTTAATCCTTTTACAAAGAGGATCAATTAACGTTTTATCAAAATCATATTCTTTAACATGAATGCGATCTTTGTACTCCAAATCTTCGTATCTGAATTGCTTTTGCATTTCCTTTACGTAATCCTGGAAGGCTTCAGAATCGGCACTAACTCCGCTTTGATATAGTGCCTGTTTCAATTCTCGTTCGATCAAAGCCTCCGGAGTATCAGTTAACACATAAGCAAGTTTTGCTTTTGTCCTTCCGGTTAACCACATATATCCCTGCAATTGCAAAATGTAGTCTTTATTCTCCTCGTTCTTAATTGCAGCAAATGTGTGTATATCCCAACTCGATTTAATATCAATAATCGTATCTTCCGTAACGATGTCAGGCGTTCCACAAATGAAATTGTTTTTGAAAAATGTTTCATTTTTTGTAACAAATTCCATCGTACAAATTGAGTAGGTATCCATACTTAACTCCTCAACTCCTAAACCTTTTTCAAGGAATTTTGACCGGATTTCTTTTTTCCTGCCGAATCTCTTTTTAATGTATATTTCGTATAGGTATTTCTTTGTCGTTTCGCTTAACTTTTCAGTTTTCGACCTTGCATCGGTCATTAATTTGCCAAGCTGCGAACATCGAAATAAATGATTGTCGAAATTAATGGGTTCCATTCTTTGCAGTTAAAGTGGTTTCTAATTGTGCGAAGATTTCAGCGTGTTCCGGTTTTAAGTGTGGCTTAATTTTATTTAGGTCCTCAACCGTTTTAGCGTTTAATATCATTTTTGATATTCTATCTTCGGAAGGTGCCGCAAATCGTCCTAACATATTCTCGTAATTCATTAAGTCCTTCCGGTTTAAGTCCTTGCCGAATATCCTTCCGATCTTTTCGGCAGCATCTTTTATGGCATAGGTTTCTGCTGCTGGTAGTGCCATTTGAACGGCTGCATTCTTTACTTCGTTGAAATCACAAGCTTTTGCGCCTTTGTTGGTTTGAATTGGGGCAGCCCCTAAACCATCCTGGAATAAAAATTCTTCTTTTTGGTCGTTTAAAATATTCAGATAATGAAGGCGTACATGAACGCAACAAGAGTTTGCAATGACCTTCCATTCGATTACCTCCACATACCAGCGAATAAAAATCCTGGTAAGTAAGTATTCGATCTTATCAATTGGAAGGTACTTTGACCCGTTTGCAAGGTCATTTGTTTTTACCCAATCCTTTAAAGGTTCCTGATTTAAGAGTACCTGCAAATCATTTTCATTACTCTTTTCTTCGCTTTGGTTTACAAGGTCTGCAAACGTTGGCAGTTTTATTTTTACGTTGCTCATTTTATTGATTTTAATTAACTTAATTGGTTTAAAATTTCCTCACATCTTTGTTTCAGAACCTTGCCCTTTACATTCGGCAAAACTTCATTGAATATTTCCTTTGCTCTTTTCGGGTCAACAAAGTGCCAATGTGGCAATCCGTTGCCCCCTGTTTCACAGTAGAAAGATACTAATTTATCCGCATTTTTTATACGAATAATGTCAAATTTTACGTCTTTTTGCATTTTTTTTGATTTTAATTATATGATCCAAATTGTTTAAATCCCTTCCAGTCGTTGCCGCTTTCAAATTCATTTTGTGAATCCTGGCAATCGTCAAGGGTCAGACTACCGTCGCTTTCGCCCGTTAATTCATAAAGGCAATTCCAAAGGTCTATGCCCTTTAAATCGAGCGCATACGTCATGCGCTCGAATAGGTTTAATTTGCTCTTGTTGTTCATAATTCGCTTAAGTATTTTAGTTCGCCTTGATAATGCTCCCAATCTAATAACTCACTTTCGTGGTTATTTAAAAAATGGTTTTCGCATTCGTTTAAAAGTTGTTTGAAAATTAGAGAATCAATTATCGTAACAGGTATATAATTTTCAGAAATTCCATCCTTCGGGCATTGGCTTATGCCATTGATTGTAATTTCAAAGTCAATTTGTCCGTTTTGATCCTCTGTTTCCGGCACATAGTTTGTTATTTCACCTGAATATTCGACCAGGTATAAAACGTTATCGATTTCTATTTCTAATTCTGTGCCGCCTCCCGACTGGTTTACTTTCATGTAGTCCTTATTTTGACTTAAAAGTTTGCATTCGTTTACGGTTTGCCTTAACGCCTCTACTGTTTTGCGATATTCTGACATTGCTTTGTCTAATGCGTTAAAATTATACATGATTTTGATTTTGATTGTTTTAAAAATAGGGGGCAGTCGAAGCTACCGCCCCCGTACCAAAGTTTACTATTCCCAGGTTGCCTGACCTTTGCCAGGTTTGGAAGGATGAAAAGAGTTTTTAATTTTTTATAAAATAAATATCTGATTCAAATACACATTTTTCACCTTGCCCCTCTGTCCCTATTGCTTCCCAAATTCCACCGTTGTATTTTCTTTTTATTACAAAACAATAACCCTCTGGTGTTATTAGATTAGTTCCCTCTTTAAAATCTTCTTTTGTTGCCCTTCTTAAATTTTTCATAATTTTTGATTGTTTTAAAATGATAGATCAAAGATAAAACAAGGGTGAATGGTCAGTATTACCCTTTTTAGTATAAATCATATTAGAAAAATCTTTATACGATAAGTCATTGATATATAAACAGATAGATATTAAATATTAACCTATACAACCTAAAAAAAATCAGGTCAGGCCAAAATTACCCTGTTTTAGTAATATAATATATTAAAGGAAATTTATATATGTTAAAGGGCATACGCACCTATTTGCCCCCAAATAGTAAAATTTATACGAATTTTACGAATATGCTACTAAAATTACGAAATCGGCTTTTAGGCCGAATATTGAGAATATCGCCTAAATTGGCTATTAAACTACCCTGCCGTTAATTATATCGCACAGTTTAACATCGAACGTGCCGCCCTCAAATGTTTCAACATGGGCGAAACCGTGCATTGAATTGCTAGCCAATGGGTTGTAATCTGGTCGTAATTCACATAGGCAGCCGGTCGAAAAACACATCGTAACATTACCGTCAATGTCTATTTCTGTTTGTTTGGAAGACCTGTGCAAATGTCCTATTAAGGTAGATTTTTTTGCCTTCATATAAACCCCCCTGGCAGGGTTTACCGGAGCGAATACTCCCTTAACTAAATGATGCCCGTGCGTTACATTTAATTTGCCCATTTTAACCAGCACTTTGTCATCTATTAAATGTATGCGCTCCTGATTTAATGCTAAACGGTTTTCAAGTTGGTAATAAGGATCGTCGAACACCTCCAGCACCTTTGTCATTAACCAACGTTCATATCTCATATCATGGTTCCCTTTGAGCCAATAAATATGTGCATTCGGGAAAGCTGCCCTCAAGGCAACGTTAAATTGTTTTGCTGCTTCAAACTCTTGCTTTAGGCTTCTTTTGCGTGGGTCTTTTTCAAATTTTGAGCATCCATGAAAATCAATGAGATCACCGTTTATAAAAATCGTATTGCAGTTATTTTTAAGCCCATAGTTGAACGCAATTTCTATGCTTTGTGAATCGTGGTAAGGTATATGAAGATCAGACAACACTAATATATTGTTGCATCCAACGGGCAATGTAAACGGTTCACGGTCTGCTTTATAACTTTCTGGCAAATTAAACGGATTCTTGGGTCTATCTTCTTCCATTAGGTGTGTTTTTAATATTCCTGTTTTGCCTTTGCCTTCAATTGCCCTTAGCATTGTCCTTGCTGCGTCTATGCTTGAAAATACTGACTTGTTATCATTGTACATTTTACGGGCAAGCGTCAACGTTGGCACATCCATGCCATATTTGTCTCGGTACTCCCTTGCTAAATTTGATTTTGAAAACCCTTTTATTGTTTCGCCTTTTTTGGCCATTACTTCCATGTATTTTCATAGCCGCCTTCGACAAGATCAAGCCACACAAGCGCAAATAAATTATCTGAAATTAAAGGATCACGCCCGTTTTCATGTCGGCAAATTTCACGGGTCAAAAGTTTAACGTTCTCACGGCTCCATTCAAATTTATCCCTTGCCTTAAATCCGGTTCCTTTGCAAACTTGTTGAACGTAACTGAATGTTTGATTTTCGACGGGCGGGGCATATTTGTTTAACACCTTTTCAATTGTAGTCAACTTGTACTTAAAATAATATGATCCCAATAAAACTACTAAAGCCCTTACGCCTTGCCAATATTTACCGAATTGCTCGAATGATCTGTCCTTAGAATCAGAATGTGGAATTTTGCCCTTCCATTGGCTTTTACTTTTTCGAATGTTTCCAGGATTATTATTTCGCATCCCTCTCGGGTATCGACCATCGTTTAAAAATGTAACATCTAAAGGGCTGTTTACAATTTCCTGGAGCATGAAAATAATTTTTAAGAAACAAAAAAGGGCAGCCTATTTATCGTACTGCCCTTAGAAAATTATTCACTTTCAATTCTCTTTTTTTACCTCTGCAAAGATTTTTAATCTTGTGCTTTGGGTTCCTGATGTAATTACCTCGTATTTTATTCGACCGCTCATATAGTTTCCTGTTATCGCTTTGCTTGTTGTTTGAACTCCGTTTATCGTAACCGTTCCGATGCTTATATATTCAGTACTTGAAGCCTCTTTAGGTTTGTGATAAAACGTAATTGTTCCGGCAGTTGACCCGCTCAATGAATCAGCGATGATGTGAAAAGCGTAATCAAATGGATAGCTAAACTCCATTGTTTCCCGTGTAATCGTATCAGCGTTCGTAATTGTGTCAAGTGTTTCCGTAACATACGTACGGTTAACCTGACCAAACGAAACAAACGAAACAGCAAGGAATGAAAATAGTAAAAGAAATTTTTTCATTTTAAAAATATTTTAAACGTTTAAAAATACAAAGCTATTGATCCCTCTTAAAAAAGAAACCATATAAGGCCACTACCAACCCTATAATAACATTAGCAGCATCCCAGACTGCATCTAAATTATTTTGAAGGAATGTTAAAACTGGAAGCCATGCATTGAGGCCAATTAAGCCAATGATAGTTCCAATTGCCGTTAAAAAATGTCGAATTAAAGATTTTGTTTTCGGATCCATTTTATAAAAATTTTATTTGTTACTTATTCCTTTGTCTTGTCTTAACGTACATATTTCCCTTACCTTCGATGTAATAAATTCCACCTATCGGAATTTCGCTTAACTCTGCTTGTCTTTTACTTTTAAAAGTTCGTATTCCCATATTATCTACCGTAGGATAATCTGTTTGGGCTGCCCGTTCGGTTAATGCGCTTGGAACAAACGAAAGCTGTTTAGTAATTTCCTTTTTAATCTCTTCTTTAAATTGTCTTTCATTCCTTTGAATCTCATCCTTTGACAACGGCCGCCCTGCGTTCATTTCAGAGGGCATATACGGTGCTCTCATTCCGAAACAATTAGTATCTAAATACAACTTAAAGTCGCAAACCTCAACACTCCTACATTCAAGGCCACCGCCACCGCCTCCAGGATCGCACATGAGCATAACATAAGCTGGTGTGCAATCGCCATCCCACGGCGCAGGTAAACTTCCACAATTGAAAAATTCACTTGATGCCACTCGAACACATGAACCCTCTTTAAACGCTAAGATTGAATCCGGATCGCTTGTTCCAGAATTAAAAATCTGTCGCATATCTTCGCAATCCGTAATAAAATTACTGCCTGAAACCCTTTGACAGCTTCCTGTTCCTGTATTCAATGTTAAAATAAAATCCCCTGCATCCAATGTACCACCGGCACTAAATATGGATGCAATCGTGTCACAGTTAACAGTTGCCGCACCTGGAAATGGAATTTTGACACATTCGCCCCCGTTATCTGCGTATATTGAATCAGCAGTCGAAGCCGGACTAAATAAAGCATTAAGACTATCGCAATTGAAGTCTAACATTACGGCCTCTCCATACATTCCTTCGCTTCCGCAATATAATTTAGTAAACCCTGGGGGCGGGACAGGGTCCATAATAGGCGAAGCAATTATATCCCCTGCATCAATCGAAACGTCTATACAATTAGTTGCCCTTGTTGATATTTCTACTTTAAAACAATTTTCGCCACGCAAAATAAATGCAATGTCATCTTCCATTAATTCGCTCTCCTCTTGTATTTCCTGCAAAATTCCGCAAATATCAATGTAAATAGAATCTGTTAAAACGCAATCACCATTAGGCAAAATAGTAACATACTTTTGCCCTGCTTCCGTGTTTGCATCTTCTAATAAATTCAATGCTTCACATAAAATGCCTTCATTAAGACAAGCTAAAACGCTATCGCAAAGGAATGTATTAACACAAGCTGCCACGCTATCACAATTTAGTGGTGGTATTGACCCGTTTATGCCTCCTTTAATTACACACGTATCAACTGGTGTACCATCCCAATCAGTTAAAGCAAACGTACTATCATTAATGCAATTGAGCATATAGCCGTACTGAAAATTAGTTCCATTCTCATTTATCAATGTGTAACTTCCGTCTGCATTATTTACAAGTCTGACAGTGTCCCCAACACCCGTAATCAAATTAAGATCGTAAAGCCTACAATTATTTGACTGATTGACACCTACTAATTTATCCCCTGTGCCGTAACTTTCGTTTCCGAATGTTCCTAAAACTTCGCACAAAACTCCACCTGTTAAACAATCTCCAACGCTATCACAATTAAAGCCGCCTCCACCGCCACCACCATCACCACCATAATTGTTTATAATGTCGATTAAGTCCTGGATGCTTATACAGATAGTTAGTTTGCCTGTCGTATCTGTCATCCTGAACATTGAATCCAGCTTTACCCCTGCCGTGTCCTGGCATCCGTAAAGTTGCTTAAAGGAAATTCCTTTTCCGTCATTCTCATAAGTTTGTGAAAATGACACATTCGCTGCAAACATTAGGCAGCCTATAAAGATTATTTTATTTAACATCCGCATGGTGTATCTGTATTTGGATTATCTGATCCGTTTGTTGTACAAAATCCTGAACCTATTAAAATATTGGGTCTGAATCTTACCGAAATTGTGCATGGTAGTTCTGCTGTTCCCATTTCTTTAGGGCTTCCGTTTTCATCGAAAAACTCAATACGGTAATTATTAGCATCGAAATTTGCCCCGTTCCATTGAATTTCATACGTGAACGGGTCCATGCCAGTTGCCATATATCCGCCCTCAATTTTTTGTCCGTTCCAATAAAGTTCAAAGAAAGCATATTGGTTGTTGTCAGTTGGGTAAACGTATGTTTGCCCTGTTAATGGGTCAACAAAGGGCAAATCAATCTCGGTTTCGCCCGTTAAAATCCAAGACCACATAACCGGTTTACCAGGAATAGTAAAGGTCAAAAAACCTTTGATCCATTCAAGTATTTTCCGTACAGTTATCCAATTGTTTCTTAGCCCATTTTTAGTTAGCTTTCCACAATTATCAGGTACTTCGATTGTTGTATTTGCTAAAGCAGCGCACGTATTTACGGCCATATCTTAAAATTTAGAAAGTTGAACAAATTTTAATAGTACTTCCATCTTCTGCTAATTCACTTCCGCAAATTTCCTGTGCTGTAACCTCGTCTTGATCCACTTCAAAGAATATTCCTGTCGTTAATCTAAAATGCTTATAAATCGTTTGAGTTTCATCACATTCGTTTATTGTGTATTCTAACGCACACCCATCCGGTTGCAATATCTGAAAATTAATAAGTGCATCTTCATTCAGTATGTTAGCAAATTTTAAAGGCTCTCCAATGTCAAATATTCCCTTTACTGAATAAATTTTGCCCCTGAAATTTGCGTAAAATATATGTTGCCCTGCTTGTACGGCTTCTAATGGTAATTCGATGCAATCCCCACATGAGAAATGCCCGAAATCAAAAACATTACAGCCTCCGCAACAACTCATAATTTAAAGCTATTTGTTTGCAAAGTTAAGAAAAAAATATAATAATCCTATCCCGAAAAGCCATAAACAGAACAAGTAAGATAAATCACCCCCAACATTAAACCAAATGATCCCTGTTATGAGAGTAAAAATCCAAACTCCCATACAATAAGGGCACATTAACCAATAAACTACCTTCGACCTTTTGGCTACGTGCCAATATACTGTGTCGTTTATCATTGCCTCCGCTTCTTTTGCGCTATAATCTTCATTTTCGTCTATTGAATCAATTAACATTTTATCTTCTTCGTACATCCACTTTGAAATGATCCAAAATTTTAGTTTTCCGAAAATACCGTAATAACTGCTCATGTCAATGAGTGCGTAAGCTATCCAGCCCGAAATTGCACCGGCAAATAAGACTGAAACGGTTAACATATCGAACAATTATTTGGCCTTATGAACTCTTTTAACTCTACTTCTATTTTCATAAATTGTACTTTTGAATCTTTTAATTCGACTTTGTTTAACTCCTTGAAAACCTGTACACTATCGTCATTTGTACTTATTAAAATTTGCCCCGTACATCCTAATTCGTGCAAAAATGCACCTAAAAAATTTGCGCTTAAATCAATATACTGAACGTATATGTTAAATCGTCTTGTTGCTATTAATACATTGCTTGTATTCGTTGCCGTAAATTCAGTCCGGCCGTCTGCTTCCTGAATCGTAAATGCATTATTGCCTCTCCTGTCATCGAATGCAGGATTTTCTAACTTCACAAAGTTAGCAACGTTACAAAACCATCTTTCTATATTATTTAGCTGCCCTTGAAACATTCGTTAATTGTATCGATTATTCCTTGTTGTAAAATTCTTAGCATTTCTTCTTCTTCATTATCTCTTAATCCAAAAATTGGCTCATTTACTTGTATATCGCTTTCCTCTTGAAATTGTGCAATATTCGCTAAGTCTAAATCTGTAAAGCCTATAACGTTTCGATTTTCATATTTTCCTACCTGTATTGAGTTTCTTAGATTGCCTTCAAATACAAGGTTTTTGTTAAGATTGTTTTTTCCCTTTTTTAATCGTTTTAAAAGATAAGCATTTGAATACCCTCCCATTGTTCCACCATCCAACGTTATTCCCTTGTCAAAAATCCTGCTTAACATTTCACTCATGCCCTGCTCCAACGCTGCAATTTCCACAATATCCTTGCGTTTTGCTACACATTCGGCAATGCTTTCCAGCTTCTTATTAACCCTTTTTAACGTTGTTGGCATTTATTGCGTAAATGTTATTGTTCTTTGGTTTAACTGTTACCGTGTAATTACTGTTTTTTGTTTTATCGGCTTCAATTTTTTTCAATTGCTGTGCGCGGCTCATTCCTGCCGTGCCGTAACTTCTTGAATAACTTTTGCCGCCTCCACAAGCACACATATTTAAGGTATTGACGTTTGAATTAATAAAGGTTCTTTGCAGCTTAGACAAGCCGTGCCACTTTTCCTAACATATTGTTTCATCATATCAGCGATCGACGCAATCCGCTTTTCATAATCACCAGTGATTTTATCGCCTAATGAGGAAACACCCCCCGAAAATTTACGAATATAATAATCTGCCTCACTCTTAGCCAAATCGACCCATTCGTTAAAACGGCCTGAAAACTTTGATTGTTCGTAAACTTGTATTCCCATTTGATACATTACGGCCTCTGCTATTTCATTTTGATATTGACAAAAAAGCCAATCATAAGAGCAAAGGCAACTAACCTGGTATCCGAATAGATTAAAATTAGCAGATTGACAAACCGGTTCCAGGAATTTTGTACCATCTTCCAAAGAGTCTTGATAGCCTAAACTTAAATAGTATTCTTCTGCCGTTTCAAAGCCGTTTTCTTCCAAAAACTCTTCGGTAGGTTCTTCACATTCAATGTCGCCACCTTCGACCGTTTCAATAGAATAAACATTTGCACATTTATTGCATCCACATAGCCCTGTATCGCAATTAGTTAAACAGCATCCAGGATTCTCATAAGCCACCACTCCGTTGCAAAGGCGCATCCAAAATTCACCTGTCGAACTTTCAAAAGTATAGTTTATTTTCTTTCGATTTAACCCCCTTGTAAAGGCTAAATTCATTTTAGTTTCCTTTTCACCATCCAAAATAACGGCCTCTACCGTAAAATCACCATCCACGTACAACTCAATCCAATCTAAACGGTTTTGTCTGAAATTATCCCTGCATGAGTTTTCAATTCTTAAACCAATGGGAGTATTTTTAGCAAATGTTTTGCATATATTTTTGTCGCCCGACCATGTTTTTGTTACCACATCGAAAACCGGACTAAACGCAAATTCCTTTTGCAGCGAAATTCTTAGATCGCTTACCGCTTTATGGATCGCTCCCTTTTCTGCATTTAATAAATACTGTTTGCCCGTTGCATCGTCATCCGCCACATTGGCCGCTTTTCTTAAACTAATTCCAATTAAATCAAGTGTAAAACCACTTGAGCCCTCGTATCCGCAATTACCCCCAACTCCGATTAAAGGCAAAGTAAAGCAATCCAGTATTTTATTTTCAGCCATGCAGATACTTTATTAATTGGTCTTTAATTTTCATGCTATTTGTTTCAGGTGTTATTCCAAAGTGTTTTAAAACGTTTGCAAAAACAATTGAAGGAATAAAATTCTTATACTTTTTAAAATTTATAACATCCTTACAGAAATCAAATATAGTACTTTTTTCTGAAACATCGGGCAATTTTTTGATCCGTTCCATTTCACTTTTATAGCGGTCTTTTATTGCTTTGATCGTATCTTCTGTAAAGTGAATTTTGTCATCTGTTTGATATTGCCAATACAAAATATCTTCTTTAAAATCTGAATGTTCAAAGCCTAAAGCGTGTAAGGCTTCATGCACAAATACTTTTTTAAGATTGTATTCCTGACCTGGTTTATCCATTTCAGCCCAACGGTAATGGTCGTTAAAAAACATATCCGAACTATGCTGAAAACTCTCACCATAATTCGCATAAGCATAAGCCAACGTATTGCCGCTAAATTTATTCGGCAGCCCTGCGCTTGTGTTATTGTAAAATCCTATTAAAATACTTGCCTGACTTTTGTCGCTTGTTGACTTAAATTGTATTGGGTGAAAATGCTGCTCTAAAATCTTAAATCCATTCTCAAAGGCCATTACTACCTTCATTTTGTCCATATCAGCAGTTAGTCTATCTTCATGGATATGCCATAAGATATACCCTTCTTTATGGCTTACCACACTACTATTTGGAATTGATTTTAAATTAAGACTTTGAGGTAAGCACATTTCTTTTGCATTTAATTTGTTTAATAGAATCTTCCATAGCCCTAAGTTCTTTCATTAAGTATTGTTCTTTGCGGATCATTTCAATTTGTTGATCTGAATGATCCATACGCCTTTTTTTTACCTTAGCTGAATCACTCTCAACGATAACGGCAGTTGAAAAAAACATAAAGACACAATACAAAGCAGTTATTTTTAAATCTATCATATTCCTGTCTTTAAGTTTTCAAGTTCAATTTTTAATTCGATAAGCTTTATTAACATCGTATCAAGCCTTTTATTACAATTCTCAATGTCATTAAATCTATCTTTTTCGCAAATTTCTAAACGGCTTTCACACCTTGTTAATTGATCTTTTATAAACTTGCTCCCGTTGCTTTCCGATGTTCGCCAATATGCAAAAATTACACTTATTGCCGTTGTCAAAATAATGACAATAAACTGAATTTTACCATCGGTAAACTTTTCTTCAATTAGTTTTTTAAGGGTCATTTGTTCCTACTTTTTAAGGCCAAACGAAAACGTCTGTAAATTAATTATTTTGATTAAAGCCTTTGCCATTGCGTTCGGTATTGTAGGTGCTGTTCCTGTTTCTGTTTGCCCGTTATAAATTATAGTATATATGTAATTTGTCCCATTAAATATATAATCTGATCTTGAAATTGAACCAATGCTATCTAAATATACATCCATTTCTCTTTTAGTCCAGCGTCTTACTAATGTAGTATCTGAATTTTCAATGAAATCACCTGAAACACCATTTGCCGTTATATTTATAGTTTTATAACTTCCATCTTCGTATTGGCCTATTGTTTCATGTATATCATTTGCCGCACCATCGTAATAACTTTGAAATTCTGCTATTTTGGGATATGCGCTTTTTGCAATCATTGCCGATTTTAAATCTAAAGCATTTTGATAATTTACAAATTCTCTTTTACTTGCCATGTTTTTAATTTTTTAAGGTAAAATATATTTTAACATATATTGATTAAGATAACAGTATCTTGTTGTTGTTCCAATATGTTTTCCAAACCAATTTTGAGAACCTACCGCATCAGTTGCAGGTATATTAGTTGTTAGCCTTCCCTTCATTACTCCGTTAATATAAAAGCGAACTTCGCTCTTTGCCTTATCTACTGCGACTTGTAAATCGTATGCTACATCTTCCGCAACTGCCACGCCTAAATCAACGGTGCTATATGTACCGCCTGTTGTTGCTGTTACCCCTGTCCAATTTCCAGAGTTAAGACTGTCAGAATATACAATTGCCATTGCGTCTGTTCCTATAGGGTCTAAAATACCTTGATATAGATAACTTGCTTGGTCTATACTATCTTTAATCGCAAATATATATGCGAACCTTTGAGCTGAAGTACTTAAGTCAGAAAATGCTACTAATGATCTTGTAATTATATGGCCAGTTGTTAGATAACATGGCTCCACCATTCCCTTTGCAACTCCAACTATACAAAATCCCAATGTTGCGTTTGTACTCATCCTTACCGCTCCAAATGGAATAGTAGAAGAGGCCGGAACGACCGTATTAATCCCATTAAGAACTGTTTGTGTTACCTCTCCGTAGTCTCCTGCCGTTATTGATCCGAATTGTGTATTGTAAGTTATTGTTTTGTTTTCATCGTATCTATTTTGTGAAAGTATTTGCCACCTTGAGGTCGTCCCATCGTAAATAAATATTATAGAACTTTTAGGATATAAAATTATATCAGTATTTGCATTTATTCTATTTGCAGCTGTTCCATCTGGATGCTCTCCTGGAAAATATATAGGGTAATCACCAACATTTATAAATGTCTTTTGCTCGCCATCCGATTGCGAAACCATTGAAGTTATCGCCCTTATTCCATTATCACCGCTTATTCTTACAATTGACGCATTATCAAAACCAGTTGGATTGTAGTCATCCTGGTCAGAGGTAATTTGTGAAGGTGAAATTATACTTGTAACCGCTAACTGCGCTGTATCGCTCACACCATTTACAGTACTTGTTAATATACTTGTTGATCTATCATAACTAACCGTATGCCCTCCAATGACCAATGAAGTATCCGCAATTGCGTCAACCGTAGAAGTCAAAACATTCCCAGATAAGCTTAAAGTATTTGTAGTTGCCCCTCCAGTTGCAACTGTTATCTTTGTAGTATCTGAAACACCGTTAACCGCACTTGTTAAAATTTTATTTGTACTATCCCATGAGATTGTATGATTGCCAATTACTAAACTTGTATCATAAATTCCATTTACCATTAATTGCATTATGTTGCCTGACAATTCCAAAGAATCTTTTAAAATTACGGTTGTACTTGCCGGAACTCCGTTTACGGTTGTAGTTAAAGTATTACCGACTACTCCGTTTGATAAATTATGAATGATTAATGTAGTATCAGTTTGATTATTTACCTCTACTGTCATTATGTTACTTTGATTATCTAACATAATTTCACCAATTACTAACGATGTATCAATTACACCATCCACATTTGAGGTCATTGTATTTCCTGACAAACTCAATGTGTTTGTAGTTGCGCCACCGCTTACCGTTTGCCACGTTGCCGTACTTCCGTTTGAAGTTAATACTTGCCCGTTTGATCCTTTATTTCCTGCTATCTCAATATGCAAACTATCATCCACATCAATCATCATTTCATTAAATGATATAAGTTCAAAGGAATCCATTGTCATTCTCACTTTATGCCCTTCATTATTTGCAGCATAACGCAATGCCATTACGTTACTATCTACGCTCATAATATAATGGCTGTTGATCGCTGCCGTATGCTGCCCGAATGAATTTTTATTATTTTCAATACTTAAAATTCCCCAATCTTCATTGATAGAATCGCCCCTTGTCAAGTGAATCCCATCGTGTATTGAAATTGATCTATCCCTTGTATTGTTTATTGAAGGAAATGTAGGCTGGTATCCGATTGTATAGAATTGAGACTTTGCAATGTGCGAATATGTAGAATCAGGAACCGAGCCAGAACCGGAATAAATACCATTCAACCCCGTAACAAACGAAGTATCACTAACTCCATTCACCGAACTTGTCAAAATTTTATCTGTCGCATTCCAGGACAAAACATTTGAACCGATTACTAAGCTTGTATCTGTTACGTTATTTACTTCTGTTGTTAAAATATTTCCAGATAAATTAGTATTAAGTTCACCAATAACCAAAGTTGTATCTATTACTCCGTTAACTTCCGTTGTTATTGTATTGCCGCTTAGTGTTGTCGCTAACTCTCCAATGACTAATGAAGTATCATTAACACCATCCACATCACTTGTCAAAATGTTACCGGATAAATCTAAGCTAACATCTGAAACGCCACCGCTTGAAACTAAGGCCGTATCTGTTACCCCATTTACCGTACTTGTTAAAATAGGATTTGAATAAGTCAGCACATTTGTTGTCGATCCTAAAATTCCCGATAATTGCGCTGTATCGATAACCCCGTTAACGGAAGTTGTTAAAACTGTTCCGCTTAAACTTGACGTTACATTTCCAATTACTAATGTAGTATCTGTTACATTATTTACCTCTGTCGTAATTACGTTGCCACTTAAATTAGTGTTTAACTCTCCAATAACTAAACTTGTATCAGTCAAACCATCTACATATAAATTCAATTCATTGCCGATTAAACCTAAATTTATAGAATCAGCACCGCCACCGCCTATCGTATCACAACAAGGATCAGCCCAAATAGCATAACTTCCATAAGAAGTTAAGACCTGACCATCCGTACCCCTTGTTCCGTTTATTTCAAGCCCGTAATTTGTCGTACTTGTAAATAGTGTGCCGTAAAATGTAGTCAAAGAATCCGGTTCCATGTATAAATATCCATACCCACCATTATAAAGCCTTAAATTATATTCTGAAATTGTTAGTCTGGTATCTGCTGCCGGAATACCAAACGGATTTTGCATTTTGAATAAAATGTCATCGCACGATATACGACCATATCCAAATAGACCTCCTGGCTTTTGCCCTCCATAAAAATGCATCCCTTGTAATCCTATTCCAGACGAACCTACGATCATGCCCCTATCTGAATTATTTGTGCCTGGATGACTAGGGAAGTCTCCAAGCCAAAAACTTGAATCCTGCGAAACGTGCGCATAGGCCGTATCCGGAACCTCACCACTGCCCCCGTAAATTCCGTTACCGTCATCCCCGAATCCGTTTAATATAACTGTATTCCCGTTTGAAATTCCAAGCGATAATGTCGCACTATCCCAACTTAAAGTTTGATTATCAAAATCAGCACCTATAAGATAGTCTGCAATATGGCCATCATGGTCTAACAAATAAAGTGTATCCCCTGAAACGTCTAATTGATAGCCGAAATCAAAGCTATCTCCGTTCTCGTTAAATAGCGTATAAGTGCCGTTTTCATTATCAATTAAATAAGTTGAATCCATGCCACCGCCTCCATTTATTAATTGTCGGAGTTGTGAAATATGAATACACCTATTTAATTTTCCGTTTAGTCCGTTCGTAATTACAAAACAACTATCGCACGGCTGCCCGTTGCTTGTTTTTAAACACCCCTCAAGCTGTATAAATTTTATTCCCTTACCATCTCTTTGATAGCTTTGTGCATTCAAAGCAAATGAAGCTAAACAAAAGAGAATCAAAAATTTTATTTTATTGCTCATATTACTTTTTATTTTTTGTAAAAATGGGCTGCTTTTTTAGGGCAGCCCATCCGCAAAAGCACAAAGACAGATAAGGAAGTATATTATTATGCCACTCCGGCAGGTAATGCTAAATCTGCGCAATCCATCACATCACATCCGATATTGTATGCTTGTCTTTGATTTGTGTCAAGGCATGAGCCGTACACCTCATCAGGCAAATTATACAAATCATATTGATAAGATAGAATCCAACGGATTTTTTCACATTCGTATTTCAATGTAAGATCAAAAATTTGACCAAACAAATTAACGGTTGTTCTTTCGATTCCTGGGCTTTGGATATGGTTTTGTGCCAAGTTTACATTTGACAAATAACGCATAATCCACAATGCACCAGGCGCCCATGTTAACAATGGAGCGGTGAAAGTTTCATCTACCAACGCCTGAACGTTTGAATCCCACCATGTGTTAACCCCGTTTGGTAACACATAGCCACCAGGACTAAGCGAAGGGCTAAGATTAAGAGATTGATTGTAAGCAAATATATGATCGCCACCAACTGCTAAAATTCCACCAGTTGTTTGCATTTTTTGATATTCCAAAAGTGGAACAGTCCAGCCTACTGGCTGCGCTTCCAACCTGGATGCACTTGCTGCCAACAAATTAATAGTTGCAGGGCTAACTTTTGAATCCGTGCCGTTTGAATAATTACCCATTGCCGCTAAAGCTTTGGTAACTAAATCCAATTCAACGCTATTCAAAATTGATATTGCGGCCTTTCCAATTTCTCTGTTCAAAGTTTCTGCAATTGTTCCTTGGCAAAGACAATGAACATCTGATGGTTCAACGGTTCCTGCTTTATGATAGGCCGATTCGATTCTTACATCTACTTGTACACGGTCATCATTAGGGCTATTTGTATTTGAATCCGTACAAATGTTTCCAGCTCCTGCACTTGCAGTTCCGCATTGAGGTTTATCTACCCAAAGTTTGAGCGAACAAACGCCTTCGTCATCCGTAATATTAGGATTACCCCAATAACTCTCAATTGCTTGTTTCAAGCCTCCGTCAATACCGGCCATGTTTTGAGGGCTTTCCAACGCATTGAAAAGACCAAAGTTTCGTAAAATATTAAATGTGTTTGGAGCGTTTACCGCCACCAATTGTTTTCTTAATTCTGCACAACACGTTGAAAGTGCAACATCTGCTGTTAAAGCCATGATTATAAATTTTAAAAGGTTAAAATAAATCTTGATGCTGCGCTAACTGTGGAATTTTGATAAGACTAATGGCTTCCACTTGCCACAAATGATAGTGCAAATATACAACAATTTTTAATACAAATATTTTTTAAAAAAAATAAGTAGTATTTTACTTTAAACTTAAATAGTAAAATAAAAAATCCGGCAGGTATGAGTTGCCGGATCAAAACCAAAACTCAAAAATCAATGAAAAGGAAGACGTTGCAAATATAATAAAAAAGCCTGAACGTTTTAAGTTCAGGCTAATTCGGTTAAAGGTAGCGAAATTCCGTTTAACTATTCTTAAACTTGCTATCTAATGCAGCAAGTTGGTTCATTTGTTGCTGAATGATTTTATCCGTTTCATCGTTGCCCGTTGTATAGGGTTTGCCGCTTCCGGCCTGGCCATTGCCCCCCCCTGTATTCGCTTGTGGAAATAACTTTCTTTCGGCTGCAATTTGTTTAATACCATCTTCTAAACTTTTAAGAATAGAATGGCCATCAGCATTAATAACTGGATCGTTTTCGCCTCTGAAAAGTGTACCATCTTCTTTGAAATTCCAGCCCTTTTCTTTCATTACACTTTGTACAATGATCTTAGCATTTTCTTTGTGTGCCGGATCACTACCAAAGTCAAGTTTGCCGAACACATCACCAAATAGGCTTTGCCGTTTTAGTTCTGCTTGTTCACGTTGTGTTCTTGTTTCGACTTCTTCCAGCTTCTTTTTCCAAGCTTGTTCTGTTTGCTCAAACTTTCCTTTGAATGAATTAAATTCAGTTTCGATAGCTTTGTATTTGTCCTGCCATTCGGCAGTTCTCGCATTCTTTGCTGAATCTAAATCAGTTGAATACTTTTCTTTTACCTTTCCTAAAAACTCGTCAGGGTCAAGCGTTGCCGCTTCTTCACCACTAAGACCAAGGCTTAATGTATCATTGATCTTTTTTTTGTAGTTTTTTAATTGAACTATTCCAGCTTCTTTTAGCTGCTTTTTGTAGTCCTCACTACTTTTTAAAATCGCTGCCCTTGTTTCCAAATAATCCTGTGCCGCCTTTTCAAGTTCAAAACCTTCTGGCGGGGAATCTGGTGAATTTGCCGCAATCTTAGCAACTTCTCCCAATCCTACTTTTTCCATAAATTCATTAATCCATGCCATATCTGTGCTTTTTTATTCGTTACTTGTTGTTTTTGCTTTTCTGCCCCTACGCCCTTTTACCGGCTCTGTCGACGTTGCGTTCACATTTGTAACATCATCTACCATTTTAACCGTTGCATCCGGTTTAACGGGTTTAACTCCTGATAATGCTTTTCTGACCTCCTCCTGTATTTTTTCTTCAATCGTTTGTTCTTTAGGGGCTTCCATTCTTGCTTTAATGTCCTTAGCCTCCTGGATTGTTGTTAAGTATTTTTCCCAATGTCGGTATTCATTGCTGATTTTTTGACCACCATCGTAAACGTTCATTTTAATAGGCGGATTCCTGCGCTGTATTTCCTGGAATAACTCTAAGGTCATTAGGTCAATTTTTTTGCCACTTACGATATGAAACAAATCAATCTTTTGCCCTCCGAATTTGTCAATTTCGTAATAACGTTTAGAAAAATCATTGTAAAAACCTAATGCAGTTTTTTTGTCTGAATTTTTACTAAGTAGTTCAAATCTTCGCCTTGCGACTTTGACCACTTGCCCCGTGTACATATCCCAAAGGGTTATTACATTTTCGGGCGGTAGTTGCTCTACTTTCTTCGGTTGTTGTGTAATTGCCATGTGCTTTAAAATTTATTGTTAAAAAAAAATTAATTACTTCCCGTACTTCTTTACCTTTTCATCCACTATTTTCTTATTGGCTTCGTATAATTCCTTAGCCCTGCCTTCTAATTTCTTTTCTAAATCTTCTTGTAATTCTTTGCCTTGTCTGTCGTATTCATTACTAATATCCTCCTGTGCTTTGCTTCTTTTGTCTGTTACCCATAAAGCCCTGTGCCTACAATTATGGCCGCCTCTTACTACGCTGAATGTTTCCTTTGATAACGTTGGAAGGTGTTTGCTGTAACCCTCACCATTCTTTTTAGCCCATGCAATTTCTGAATTGACCTTATCGGCAGGAATAAACCCGTTATACTTAACTACCCATCTAACACATTGCGGTCTTGAATCTCTTACAAGGTCGCCTAAATACCTTATGTTTTCCGCTTTAATCGCTTTGCCAATTCCCTGATCTATGCTGCCTGTATATCCAAATAAAGCATCGTGCGCCACCTGCCCTGCATAACGGGCAAGGATGCCCCCGTTTTTCTTGTCGCTTAACGCCACATCAAACAGCCTTTTAGTTGCGCTTCCAACGCTTAAGCCTAAGACTGCGTGTTCATAAATAATCGAGCGGAGCGGATTAATTACATTTAACCCGAATGTTTCCTTTTGCCCTAAACTTCTTGTCAATGTTTCTGCATATCCCTTTTTTATGGGGTTTAATTCTGCTTTTAAAATCTTAGCCTTTAAGTCAGGATTTGCCGCTATACTTAACTCCTTTTTAATATCTTCCAGCTTATCGAATTGCTTTACAAGCCCCGTTATTTCGCTGTTATACCCTGTTTTATTGAGTTCTACCAATAACTTTTTTTCAAAGTTTAGAATCAATTTATTAACGTCATCGTCAATAAATAACCTGCCGTTTTTTTGTGGTAAACTTTCAAGTAAAGCTAAAACCTTTTGAAATAAAATAGACTGAATCTCTACCATTGAACCACCAAAGTTCGCTAAGTAAACGTCTAAATTCTCAATATCGGCCTTTACTAAATCCTTAATTGACATTTGAAATTTCTAATCTGTCAGGAACCAACGTATCTAAAATTGATTCTGTTTGCTTGTAAATCTGCTCTTGCGTTAAATCTTCAACTCCTTTATTTTCGATAATTTCGATAATTACATTTAATGCCCTACGGCTCTTTGCTATTTCTCTGGATGTGTAAACTCCCGAAATAAGCAATATTTGCAGGTCTTCGTTCTTTTCTAATGAAGCAGGATAATACTTAATCAAAACAGACATTGCCGTTTTCATTAATTCGTTATCCTGATAAATGCTATTATAATATTCCCGTGCTGCTTGTATTTTCTCTGATCCTATCGCTTCATTAAAATTCTGTTTTAGAATTTCAGGCGTTTTTATTTCTATTCTCTTAGGTGTAACAATCAAAGGAAAATCTATCCAATCAGCTTTATTGACGTTTAAAAGCTTGTGGCACATTTCAAAAAACTTCGTACCGGTAGTCTTGTAAGTAAGGAATAAAAGATAAGAGATAAACTCCTCAAACGATGCAAGCCGTTTTTTCATTGCCTCACCGCTTTCTGACTTATCAATTAAGGCATCTATTCCAACGCTCTTTTTTGCTTCAAATAGATACTCTTTCCATGTTCTTGAATGAAATTCGGCAACTGCTGTTTCTGGATTAATATACTTAGGCTCTACTATTTTTTGATTTTCGCCCTGCATTGAATCACCAGGCGGCACGACAAAATCATCTAAATCGCTCGGCCTCTTTGCTAGTCCTGTGCCTTTACACACGGGGCAATCTACCGTGCGCCCTTCCTGGTTTATAACAGTTCCTTTATCGCATCCTGAATTACCACATTTTAAACCTGGCCTAATGAGGATAGAGTTCATTTTAAGCCTGATCGCCTGGTCAGTTGTAAAACTGACTAAGCTTTCATCTAAGTACTCATAAGTTGAACTTAAAATACTTTCGTTGTATTGTTTATTTGTTGTTGCATCAAATGAATAAAGTCCTGGAAGATAAGTAAAAGGCAACTCGCCTAAATTGTGCGGATAGATTAACTCATAAGTTATTTTATCGCTTACAGTTCCTACAAACAATTCCATTTTATCGGCCACATAGAATTGGTTGCTACCTTGTTTTAAGATAATTACAAAGTCATCCGTTACATAGCGCATATTATACGCTATTATTTTAGGCTTAATTTCTACCGGTGTGAATTGATCTATAAACTTCGGAAAAGGAACAAGGATCGCATTCGGGTCAATAAAGGCATAAGGTATCAATGAATTGATCGACCACCTCATAAAATTCATTTTATCGCCTGAAAACATAAAAGGCTCTGAATCGAACCAATTTAAAAACTTAGAATTATTTGATCTTACCTCAAGCGGAATATTTGATAAACAGCTAACTACACCTTGAACAATTTTTCTCGGGACCTCTTTTGTAAACTGCCTTTTATTTGTGTTTCTGTATTTTTGGATTGCGTCATTCTCGTTCGGAAATTTGTCTTTAATCAGATCAATCTCTTTTAACCACACGTTATGCCTTATCGATTGCTTGTAAACCCTTAACTCATTTTCGATAAAGTCATCCTTTATATAGGTTTTTCCCTTAATAGGGTCTGTCTTTACTACCTCAAAATAAACTTTACTTACTTTATCGAAATCCATTCCTTGAATTTAAAAAAAGGGCAGCCTCCCAACTGCCCCAATTTTTAAAGTTAACGCATTTATTTTACTAAAACACACCTTGAAATCCTGGTATGTCCGCACTTCTTAACACACAATCGTACATCACTTTTAGCTGCATTCTCCAGCGGCAAGGCTCGTCAATATTGAACGGAACCAAGTACGGGGCAACTGAAAACGTTACGGGTATTCCCATTTGAGTATCTGGAAGGTCCCCGGCGCCACCTGCAAACCACCAATCCATCCAATCAGGCGCAAGTGCTGTATAACCATCCGTATATTGGAAAATCATTCCAAATTTGTTATTCAGTCCGCAAAGATCATAAAAGAACTGTTCGTCTTCGTGATCTTCTGAAACATCGAACACCTCAACATCTATCAATTGCTCTTTTCTTACGACAATTTCCTCACCGCAAGGCTTTCTGTAAAGTGTTTCAGTTGGAGTGTTAAACGTTACCCCAACGTCCGGGAAGGTCATCATTTTACCGGCTGTTTTAAGAGCCTCAATATCTGCCGGATCGGTTACGGTTGTTGGCTGCGCTCCGCTATCGCACATTACAAAAGCAATTCTTTGAACGCAACATGACCGTGTTTCCTTTGCAGGACATGGGTCAAGTTCGGTAGGCTGTGGTATATAAGTTTCAGGAAACTGTAAAGTTCCTCCACAAGTTGTTGAACAATATGCTGACATTTATAAAAGATTTTAGTTAACTAATCGTATTGATCGCCAACTTCCTCTTTTTCTGTCTTTGTGCTTTTCTTTTTGCGTGTTTTTTTCTCAACTTCCAAAACCGTTCCAGGTATTGAAATTTCGTACTTCTTACCATCTTCCATTTCTGACCATCCCTTACGTTTAAGGGATTCAACTACTTTCTTTTGATTCTTTGTTTCAGGACTATTCCACATGGATGCCTTTATTTCCATCCATACGGTTTTCCCTTTATGCTCTCTGACTATTTTAATTTTATCCTGCATTACACGAATTACATTTAACTTTCCAACTCCATTCTACTACCGCACTATTCGGGTTTTCGCTATCTACATTTAGTGCAAAGTTAGTAATATTTTTTAATATATTGCCATCTATCTTTATTGTACGTGCTGACAATACATTTGTGTACCAACTTATGAGATAGTTATGAAGGAAAACCCTGCCAGGTTCTGTTGCATTGTGCTTTGTTGAAAACTCGTAATTCTCCACTAAAATATTGCGGTCGTTCTCGACTTCGATCTCTGGAATGAGTTTCTTAATCTTAGCTTCAATCCTTGTCAAATTTGAATACTTGAAAACAACTGCTCCGGCCTGCGCCCCATCTTCGCACTCCGGTTGCCCGTACCAATTTCCAACGCAATCGAATTTATTATAAAGACCCTCTACCGTGTGTGTTTCTTCGCACTCGTCAGCTTCTCTGTAAACGTGTGTGCACCGTTCGTCAATTACTATGCTTTCATCGTCTACACCGTTATATGCGTAAAATTTAGCGTACCACGCACACGGCACTCCAATTTCGCCCGTGTCTATTTCTATTTGCTGATAACTGTTTTCACCGTTATGGCAAACAAAATATCGATCTACCATGTTATGCGATAATGTGCCGAATATTATACCTGTTTCACCATTGTATAGTTCAATCAAAACCCAATCCCCCCAACCTAATGTTGGGTTTGTTGGGTCAGCATTAACCAAATCTCTAAATTGCAATTGAAAATGGATTTTATCGCCCCGTACAAATGGAATAGTTGTAACATCTTCCCACGGGCAATTAACATCGCACGGCTTTTGATCGCAAAGGAAAAGAAAACCATCGGTGTCGGTTTCTCTACATTGAATTACCTGTGGCAAACAAAATGTGCTGCTTTTGCCGTTCATTGACGAACAAACCGCACCCATTTTATTTACAAATACATAATTTACTGGCATCTTTTATGAAATTTATAGGCCACAAATAAGCAATATAATAGCGTTGGCAAGGCCATTACCTGAAACGATGCAAAGCTTAAGCCCTGCACTATCATTGTAATGTCGTATAAGTCAAGGCTATTGCCTGACAAGCAAAATAAAACATCGTTTGGGTTTATGGTAGTGCGCATTGTTCTTCTGTTAAACAGTCATATAATTCAATGTAGCAATCAGCATATGTCAACTGCCAACGAAATTCAACTTTCCATGAAGGCGGTATTGTCAATGGAACCGTGTAATTTACCCATGCGCCCCCGTTTTGCCTGTATTGCTTTACCTGTGAGCTCGGTAAACCTGGATTGGTGAATACTGGTGTTACTGTTTTATTTGGCAGGCTTCCGGTTCCTGCAAAATTCCACACAATCGTATGGCTTAATATTGGGTTTTCATCGCAATAATGAAAAGTTGGTGGCGTACAAATATCAAAAGTAAATGAAGTTCCAGCCGGATTAACCGTAACATTTTCAATCTCTAAATAATAAGTAAACCCATCCGTACGCCTTATATAAACGCCCAATGTAAACGGGCTTTTAGTATCAAAATAGTTTTCCTGAAATAACTTACAATCGGCTTTCGTGTCAAATGATTGTAGTAATATTTCGCTTGGGTCTTTAATGCTTAAGATTACCTCCGCTATATCAGCATCGACCCACGCAGGAATATCATAACAAAGATTAATCCAAATTTCGCCTGCAAACTCTGTGCGCTCGAATGATATTTCCATATCTGTACATGGCGCACCGCCTCCGGTTGTAGTCTGGTCGTGCGCTCTCATTTTAAGGCAGTATTCTGTATCAGGGTCTGCCTCCGTAAAATCAAAGTCTAAACAAGCATCTAAAGCCGTGCTAAAATTCGGCTCCTTGTTGCTAATTAACTCTTGAGTGGTTTCTACACCATCCTTTAATAAATCTAATTCAAATTGATGTCCTGCGCTAGGATTTTCAAAGCATATATTTAATTCGGCTGCATCTTCCACGCAAATTTCAAGCGGCAACGCTGCACCTTTTAACTCTATGTCTGTTTGATCGCTTACGTGTACTTGCAATGAAGTATAAGCAACTATATGACTAATGTTCGGCCCGTATTCAAACACCCAAACGAAATTAAGAAATTTATTTTCGCCCTCCCAATCTTCAGGAATTTTAAAATCCCATTGGATAATTGCTTGCCCTCCTGCCTCGGTGTATATAACTGAATTTATAAAAGGATTAAAGCCCAATTGGTTAACACCATCCGAAACAAAACAATATACTTCTTTGAAATAATCCGCCCAAACTCCCGTTAAACCTTTTGCCAATAAATCAGCTTCATAACTTGCTATGTCCATTTGCATTTCATAACGCATTACGGAGCAACTCGGCACATCGTATAAACAAGTGCCGTTTGCCGTTACAACTGTTGTGCCATCTATTGTTATAGCGTGTATATCTATGTCGCCCGTTGGGCTGTCGAATGTAGTATCTTCTCCAAATTCATCAAATAAATAGCTTCTATACTCGCAATTTTCAATTGCTATCAGGAAACAACGATAACGGCCACCTGAAACAAAGTAATCAGCGTCGATCGTAAAATCTGCTATACTTTCAAATGTATCAAACCTGAATCCATGAAAATCTTTTAATTGATCTCTTTTAAAAGTGTTTGTTGCGTATTGGAAAGGCTCGTCTGCTGTATTATTGGCTTTTGCATATTGAAGGAATATTTCGTCATAAAATTCCATTGAAGTTCCTAATAACTCATCAATGCGAAATATTCCAGCGTAATACTGCGAATTAGTGTACTGCGGAAAATTCCTTAGATTGACCTTTAAATCTTCGCCTAAAATAAATCCGTTTGTTGTTTGTCCGTTTACTTCTAAAAAATACTTGTTATCCACGCTCGGATAATTGACAAACTTCCAGGGGTTGCCCTGTACGAATTTATCATTTTGCACCCATGTTTCGTCATCGATTGAAACACGCATCCCAATTACACGGTTTCCTGTATTGTAAACGTTCAGCTTCTTACCATCCACACTTTGTTTAGTCCAAAGCTGTAAAGGCTGATATGTGTAAGGGTATAGGAAATTATGAGTATCGGCTAATGCTACGTATTCAAGTTCAATCAGAAATACAGAACTATTAAAAATTCTGATCCGACAAATCATATTTTTGTATTTCGGATCAATATTTATTAAGTTCATAGAGTAAATCCCTGCAACGTGGATGTAAGAAAAAGACCAGACCGGTTCAAAGTCAGGCGCATTTCCTAACTGCCATTTAGCCTGGTAGTTTTCATCCCATAAAGCAGGTGCAACGTAAATAATAGTACCAACGGGAATAGGCCACACCACATCGGGCATTGGGTCTGCCTTATCTTCCATTCCTGTTATTGATAAACATTCCTTATAAATCCCACCTTGCGCAAAACCCTCTACACCCGTTCGCCCATTTATTTTTAAATAATAAGGTAATGCCATTATGAATTACATTTAAAACGTATGTCCTGAAAATCAATAGAACACGTCTGATAATTAATACTAAAACCTCCCATTATTACCCCATCACCATACTTACTACTTATTTTTATATTCAATTTGTTTGATCTTAAAAAATTAACTGCGCTGCAAAAATCTTCCGGCTTCCAAGTTATCGTTTGAATTTCTACAAACCTTTGCAAATTTAAGGCAGGATCGTTAATAAAATGAAATTTATCGTATAAATTAGTGAACCAGAACGGATAATTGTATTCATATTTGCCTGAATAGTCAGGTATGTCGCCTTGATTATTGTTTTGTGGCGGTTCTATTTGCGTTTTACAAACAAAGTGAAATTTGCCTGACCGATAGCCCAATGTGTTAGTCTGGTCAATACAGAGCAACTTAAAATTTGAAGCAAATGTTTGAGTTAAAACAATTGAATGCAGGTAATTAATTTGTCCGAAAGCATCCCAATAAAATGAAAGTAAACCATCCTTGAACTTATCTTCCGTGCAACGAACGGGGCTAACTTCAATCTGTGGCCTTATGTCGCCTTTCCTGTTTTTATAGATTAAACCTGGATTGTATTCTGCATTCTTACGATAAAACTCAGTTGCTCTATTACCCTGTGTATCAATTGAATCATATGCAAATTCGCCTAAAAATCTGGCAGGATTCTTTTGATTATCAAACGTATATTCAAATTCATTCGTTATACGCCCAGCTTTTACCTCCTGCTCTAAGTTAAATGTAACTTGTTTTAAGTTGTCAAAGAAATCAATACGTTCAAATATTAATTCGTTACCTATTATTCGATAATCAGCATTGAATACGGGCTTAAGAATATTCAATAATTCTACCGGATTAATATTTGGTGCATTTTCTTCGTCAAAGTGATATTTGTCAATGTCCGTAATATCAAAACCTTTGGAAAATTGTTTTGCAAAAATAGCCGTATCAATGTAGGCAGGATCGTAAAGTATTGAAGATCGAAAAGTTAATCCTGACTTATTCGCCCAAAATTCCAAAATATCCTTAATGTAGCATACAGTAGTGTATTCCCCGGCTCCAAGAACGTCATCCCCGATTTCGCCTACTGTTTGATTAACGTCTATATTGTCAATGTCAACTCCTGGCAATGTATTAACCGCATCAATAATTGCATTTATTACTGCGGCAATGGCTAAAACCAATAATCGCAAAGGCGCAAGTACAATGAACCAAAAAATAACGATAACCTTTGAAATATAATCTAAATGATTAACAGTTAATACTTTATGGATTCTATTTTTACCTAACGCCCAATTAACAAACCCATGCTCAAAATCCCAGAAATACGTTTGTTTTAGTACTTCGGTTGCCTGGTCGTATTCGTTTTTTGTATTAAGATTTAGTTTGATCGTACAGTTAACCGGATCAATTGAAACGCCTTGAGATTTTAAAACAAAGTCTAATGATAGTTTGCAGTCGCCTATCTTAATTCGTACATCGTATTCATTATTGATTGAATTACATGAATCGTTAAAAAAAATATCATTCCAATATTCGTAACCTTCGCCTGACAAAATTACCTGACTTGTCTGCCCTAATTCAATTAAACCATCTTCTTTAAGACTGAATGATTCTGTTAATTCGTCAAGCCCTGCCGCCCATTGTGTAAAATCCTGACCACCTATAAATAAACGATTTCCAGCCATTAAATTGCCATTCTTTTAAGTCTTAAACTTTGTGCATCGTTTGCCAGGATTTCAATTTTAACTTGTTGCCTTCTTAATAGCTTAGTATTCTGCTTCAATAGTCTGTTAGTTTCCCTTTGCTCTTTTGTTATGTTCTTATCGCTCAAACCCTCTCCTGTTCCTGCTCTTAATCCTAAATGAATTAAGCCCGGCACATCCTTGTTCCTAACAAATGAAGGGATTAAAGAATTTTGTTTTGCCGTTAAAATTCGCTCCCTACCATCCGCCCAAATCAAATGTCCATCACGCCCCGACCTTGTTCTCTTTATCTTATCCCCTACATTTTCGGCACCTTCCCAGAATTTAGGTAATGAGTTTAGCTGACCTTGAACGGCTGCTACCGTTGAAGCAATTGTCGCAATAAGCGCAACTGAAGCCGCAATGCCACCGAATACATTACCCTTCCCGAATGCTGTCGCAATTGCCTTTATACTTTCGCTTGCCGTAACTGCATTATTCGCTATTATCTGCGCTGTATCAATTGCCCTTTGACGTTCAATAAATTTCTGCCTTTGCTCATTTAATCGGTCCAATCTCTTTTGTTCCAATGAAATTTGTGAAGCATTACCGCCCTCTTGAATGCTCAAAAGCTGCCCCAATCTTTTTTCCGTTTCTGAAATTAGGAAGTCTGTTTTATCCAATTCGGCCTGTGTAAATGTATCGAATGCTTTTACCGCCTCCTGCGAAAATGTTTTTAATTGGTCGTTAATTACTTGCTTGTCTTCGTCTGACAAATCAAATAGCTTCTCAAAAAATGAAGGCTGCTCAAAGTCAACTACCTGAATACTTGCCGTTAATTCCTTTGCATCTTTAATGAACTTTTGACGTGCTGCGTCTGTGCTGACAACTTCGGGCGTTATGCGAATAGGCGTTACAACTTGTATTCCCCCTTCCCTGCTTATCTTTTCGCTTTCCTGCCTTGCTTTTTCTTCTAATGCATCTTTTAATTTTGAAAAATTTATTTCAAAATCAGGATCAACTATTAAGCCTTCTTTTTTAAATACATCAAACTGCTTTTGTAGATTAGTTAACTCTCTTTCCAAGTCTAAGCCTATTTTCTTAACCCTCTTAGAAACATCTGTGGAGTCTGATATTTCAATACTTACGTCTTGCAATGTTCGTTCAACACCTTCTTTGAACTTTACTAATTGCGCCCTTAAGTCATCAAGTCTTTTTTTCTCTTCTTCGCTTAGTTCTTCAGTTGCATTATTCCCTACCTTGTCAGCTGCTTTTTGAAATAATGACAAATATTCTTGAATAAATTTCTCATCTCTTTTTTTAGCGTCTTCTAAATCTTTTTCCAACTTATCCTCTTCGATGATAAATAATCTTCCTCCGAATTTCAAACGACCTTCTGCGATCGCTTCAAACAGTTCACCAATTTTACCAGGCGCATTTGCGATAGCTTGAACAAATTGAGTAATTCCCGAAAAGGCCGCGCCGATTACTTCGCCAAATACTTTTAATCCTGGAGTGATGAACTTAATTACATCCAATAACGCCCTTAGTCCAGCATTTACGGAAGGTAGTAATGCTTCGCCTACTTCTTCCAAAACATCTCCTAAGCCTTCTTTAAATTGCTTTGCCGTACCTTCCGCAGACTTACCGAATTGATCTAAAACTTGCCCGTATTTGCCCGTTTCGCCTGTTGCTTGTTCTATCCCTTTAGCAAAATCCTGAAACGATAACTTACCCTGTTTTCCTAATTTTACGACTTCTTCCAAGGTTTTACCCGTGCTTTTACTTATGCTTTCCGCTAAGCCTGGAATGTTTTTATACAATTGCAAAAAATCCCTTCCAAATACTTTGCCCGTGCTGTTTGCTCTACCGTATGCGTCTGACAAATCATTGAATGATACACCGGCTCCACTTGCAATCGCTGCAATTTGTTGGACTATTTTAGGCGTGTCCTTTGCGCTTATATTGAACTTGATTAGGTTTTGTGCAACTTCTACAATCTGTTCGCCTTCAAATGGCAATGTAGCTGCAAGGCCATCTAATTCATTTACTAAATTCTTTGCAGTTGTAGCATTAACTCCGAACGCCTCAAATGACTTTGCCATTTTTTCAAGCTGTGCGGCTGCCTGGATTGATCCTGTTACAAATCTTGAAAACTCAATTAATCCGAATGCGATTCCTAATCCTCTTAATGCCTGACCTGCTATTCCGGCTGCTCCTTGTAATTTGCCTAATGCTGTTGTTTGCTTGTTTATTCCTGCCTCCGCTTGTTTTAATGCAGCATCTAATTTCCTTCTTTCTAATGTTAGTTGTCCTATTTCCTCTGTTATCTTTGCAAATTGCTTCGGGGCTGTATCTCCTAATTTAACAGCCTCTTTTTGCAATTCTTCAATAGATTTATCAAGTTGTTGTATAGCTGCTGTGGCTTGTTTAATAAGCAACTGATTAAACTGTGTTTCAATATCAACGATTACGGATTGGACTATTGGCTGCGCCATCTTGTTTTTTAGCTTGTCGATTAAATACGGCCAAATATTCAAAATATTCTGCCGCTTTCATTTCGCTAACCTCCTTTAGTGTTATCGTGCCTTTTGATGCAATTGCAAAGTTATGCAAATTTTCGTTAATTCTTTCACTTATATGGCCTAACTCCTTACGGTATAACTCCCAAAAAATACCAAGTTGAACAAAACCTTTATTGTCTAAATCCCAATACTTTCTAACATTTCGTATGCTCCGGCCTTTGGGCTCTTCCAGTATTCCTCGAACTCTGAGGTCTTGAAAGTAGCGTCCAAGTTCGCTAGATATTGCGTTGCTATGTTCGTAAAAAAAAAGCGAACATCTGGATTCTTACTTAGCAAATCCCGTTTGATCTTATTATGTTCGGGGCTAATTTCGTTTAACGGCTCGTCGTCGATCAATACGAACGCCTCAATGATTGCAATCGTTAACCAATACCATTTATCTTTTTGTCTGTTAATTGCGAACCTGATCATTTCAGCTAATTTAGGAGCATTGATTTGTAATTTATTCGGGTCTTTACAAAGTGCGTCTAATTGGTCAGCAATTGCAGCGAAATAGTCCAATGGTACGCCTGTATTGATTTCTTCATTCTTTGCCACAAAATAAAAGAAACGGTTAACACAATAATTCGGAAGCGCATCTAAAACATAGTATGTATGTCCATCCATTTCAAGGGCTTTTTTTAACCCTTCACGTTCTTTTTTTATTTCCCTTTTATACCAGGCTTTGAGTTTTGCTATCATTTTAGTTCATTAAAATTTGTTCCTGTTCTGCCTCGTATGCATCTACCGCCCCTAAAATTACGGCTGCAAATTCTACATTGTCATTCATTAAGTCAACTAAGTTAGAACAAAGTTGTGCCGGGCATCCTGAAAACTGTAAACTTGTTAGTGTTTCGTTGCCCTCAACGTAACTGCCAACGATTAATAAAGATTGTGGCGAATCTCTTTTAAGTTGCTTTTCATCGACTTGTTTAGTTAATACAAGGTCTTTAATCTGTTTGCTTATCTTATCCATTGTTTCCGTTTACTAAGCTTGAAAATCTTAAAATGTCTTTTATGCTTTTAAATTCAGCATGGATGCCATAACGCATTGCGTCAAATGAATCCATTTTATTTGTTGCCCTGTCCTTTATCAATTGCGAACTACCTTCTTTTGGTTTCGCTATTGAAATATCCCGTGCTAAGATAGGGCATTTATTTTTATCCACAAAGACTAAATTGTGAAAAAATGCTGTATTGCATAAATCCCTTGAATAATCCAGCATAGGGTTTTGTTTCCTTGTATCAATGAATCTGCTAAATGGTATTCCCAAGGTCCGGCTTATTATCTCATAATCCGTTGTATTACCCCGTGTATCTGACTTGCTTCCGGAACTGTCGCCCGTTACAAAATATGCTCCTTTAAAGAATGTCAATGAATCGAGATAACGCCTTACCATTTGCGCTAAATGGTGCGTTCCACCATCTGCTGTTAACTCCATAAAGAAATTAATACCGCCCCCGTTCTCTGCCTTGTCTCTTATTGTTTGTTTGAAAATACAAGTACATGGATCGACGTTAAAATCCCAACAAAGTGTAATAGGTGCATATTCATCAATCGGAATATCCTCAATTATATGAACATCCGGCTTTAACTCATAAAGCCATAACTGACCGCTAAAGTCAACAAATTGCGCTTCCCATTCCTGTGCATAAACTAATGGGCTTAAAATCTTCTTTTGCGTAATTATTTCTTCTGGTCTTATGTATGGGTTATTTGTTGCCCTCATAGTCCAATGACCCCACTCATCGCCTTTGTTTAGTGTGATCGCTTCTATTGCTGTATTCTTTTTTGGAGTGCCAAAAAACCATACCTGACCGTTATAGTCTGCAATCGTTGGTAAAAGCACGGCCATTAATATATCCAAATCATAGTAAAAGAATTGGAACTCGTCAAACAAAACCTTGTGGAATTTCTTGCCTCTTAGCTTTTCGAAGGCTTCGTAACTATAAAACCTTATCCGGCCTCCGGTTATTGTTCGTATAGTTAACCTTTGCTTAGAAACCATAGCCACGCAATCTGCCATTCCGCTAACAAGTGATTCGTACATTTCAGCACAATAACCGTAATCAGGTTGCACTATTGCCACCTCCTGCCCAGCCAACGCCCACACGTTTGAAAAGTAAATGATGCCGGAAGTCTTGCCCGACCTCCTTGTCGATGGGACCGAATTTAGTTTTTTATCAGACCCAAAAACTAACTTTTGATCCGGTATTGGAATAAAATCCGAATCAATTTCAACAGTTACCAATGCTGTAAACTCTTATTTTCTGCTTTTCTTCGTTTGAGAATGGAAGATTTTTAAGGCAATCCCTACGCATTGAACGTGGCACTTGCCCTGACAATTTTAAAACGGCTTTCTTTTTAACCTTTGCCTTTTTTGGAGTGCCAAAATACTTTTCTCTTAAGTTCTTTAAAAATCCCATGCTTTGCGTTTTTAAATTTTATCGTTCCAGGTCTGTTTAACAATGATCTTCTGCCCTTCTATTTTGATACTTGAACCTTCACCCTCTTTATTCTTTGGCTCCCATCCTAAATACTTACCTAATAATTCAACTGCCTTTAAGTCTGTTTTCATGGCCTTTTGTATCAATCCCTTTGCTATTTGACCCTCCCAACTTATTAACAAGTCTTCGCCTGTTTCAGTTGTTTCCTTTGAATAGAGCTGTGCACCCAAATATAATAATGCCTCCTTCATTGTCTTTAACTCTCTATTTGCCCGTTTACGGTTCTCTGGCTTTGGTTGCCTGTCCTTTGAGAATTTTACCCCTCCTTTGCCCTTAAAATTATCTCCCTTTGGCATACATCGTATTTACATCGCAAAATTACGATTTTATTCTATATACAGGTTTTCTTAATATGTTCGGGATATTTTTCACCCCTTCGGGTATTGTTAATTTATTTTAGTTTGGTTTATGAATGATTTTTAATACTTCAAATACGTTCCATTCGGCTGCAATTTGTATTTTCCCCATGCTGTGAAAATGGATTTCCATTTCTTTGATTGCAAATTGGCAACAAGACTGTCAACCATTGCCTTAAATACTTCACCTGAAATTGCCCGTAAATCCGCAAGTTCGCCACCCTCTTTTATTGCGTACACTATATTATTCAACAATTCAGGCACGTTCCCATCATAACTGTAAGGAATAGCAAACCCATAGCAAGGGTAATTCCAAAGTTCAAATGGAAGGTTTCCTAATTGAGGCAATCGGAAATACATTTTATTCTGGTGAAAGCTTCCAAAACTCAATTTCTTTCCGGTAATTAGGCTGATTTCATTTTTAGGAGTACTAAGCTCTAAATCGGTTTGGAACGCAAAGGCGAATTGTAAGGTGTCTTCTTTTGTGTCGATATACCATTCGTTTAGGATAATGTCGGATTCTTGAACTCCGTAAATTGATTTTAAGTAAATGGCGAATGCTTCATTTGCTCTCTCTGTTGGCAACTGAACTGTTTTGCCGCTAAAGATTTCAATTGTAAACTGTCCGTTTTCCTTAAAGTCATAATAGCCGCCCCGTATTGAGAACTCCCCTGTAATTAGGTTTTTCTTTTTTGTTGGCTTATTTAAGATGTCCTCAAGATCATCTTTTAAATCTACCAACGGGCTTAAAACAGGTGAGAATATTTCGTCATGTTGCTGTGATAACTCCCCTGAATGAATTAGCAAATCAATTTCGTTTTGCAAATTTTCGATTGCCTGTAATGTCTTTTCTATTTGGCTCATGTTATTTGGTTGTGTTTGTGAATAATTTATTTCCTCTGGGAGGGGTGCGAGGTCTCGAAGTTTTACCATGCTTTACAGATTTTAGTTTACCCTATGCATTATTACCGTTTCTTTTGCCGTGTCAATTTGGGAAAAATCTTTGTTCCGGTACTCTATCTCTGTAATTCCTAATTCGTGACCGTAAAATGAAGTTCCCTTATTTTTTTCGATAAAAATGCCACGCCTTGAATAAATGCATTCGTTTTCCTTTGTCTTGTTTGAGATTATTAAAGTACATTGGAAGGTGTCAGTTTTGGCAGGTGAACTTTGATCGTTCGGGTGTATATTCGGATAATAAGCTACCTTATTACAAGGAAGATTAACAGGTTCAAATATTGCTGAATTTCCTACTTCAATAGTATCAACATTTCCATAAGTATAAATAGTATCAAGTTGGCTGTATATTCCATTTCCATTTTGAGCCAATCCTAAATTGTAGAAAAGAATAAAGAATAGCACGTATTTCATACATCAGAATTTAATGTTTTGAAAATTAAAAACAAGGAACAAATGCCTAAAAATAATTCAATGGATGTAAAATCTCTTGTCATAAATTTGTATAACATCCAAAGGAAAAATGAACTGCTATAAATTACAATGGATAATACGATTGTAACATTCAAAATCGTTCTTACTTGTTCGGTAGTCATGTTATTGATTATTTACAGATTTTTAAAAATTTCATCATTGCTCACCGGCTTTGGCTTCTTTGAAAACCAGCCTTTGAGGATTTTGTAAACTGATATAAAGTTTATTTTAAAGTTCATTTTACCTTATTTCACATACCCAATTTTGGCCATTTCTTAACCCCTGTATTTGCATTGAATCAATCCAGGTGCGCTTATCTTTTGGGTTACCATCACACATCGGCCCGGCAATGAAGTGTAAATTAACTTCTTCGCAATAGGCGCATCCTTCAGAATCTATGTAGTAATAAACGCATGAAGTTATCAATGCAAGTGCTGAAATTAAGACAATGGCTTTAAGGGTTTTCATGTTACTTTGTTTTGGTTAATCCTTTTATAAACTGATCGAAAGCGTAGGCAATGGCTTCACCTACCTTTGGGAATTTGATTGCCACAACAAGCAGGGCAATGGATAAAATGATTGAGGCTGCTATTATCATTTGACTTTGTTTTGATCGTTAAAAAAATTCCAAACTCTGTAAAGAACATACCCAACTACCAAAATAAGGCAACTTAATAAAACGAATCCGAGATCAATGTAAATTTCTAACAACATGGTTCAATCAATTGTACACCTCACCGTATTTGGAGCATACTTCTGTTCCTGCCAACGGATATGTGAGTTAATAAAATCCTGGTCTCCGCAAACGGGTTGAATGTAAATATCCGGCCTGTTTAAGACCTGACAAAGTGCGCATTTCTCTTGACTGCATCCAAATAGACAGGTCAGGATTAAAGCGAATAGCGAAATTTTAAAATGGCATTTCTTCATTGTTTACTTTTATGGGTTGTTGTGGATTTCCGGTTGTTGGTTTTTCCCAATCGTCAATTTTAACGGAGTGTGTGCGGTAGGTTGTACGGTTTTCAGGCTTCAATGGGAAAACTGCAAGGTCAATGCTTTTGTGAACTTTGCCTGTTTTGTCCTTCCATTCTTTGATCTTGTGCTTTGCTGCTCCTTTGGTGTATTCAAATAGTTCTGTTAAGTCCAATTGAATTTTCATTCCGTTACCGTTGGCTATCTCATTTGCGGAACCGACATACATACTTTGTTTTTCTGCGCTCATTATATATTGATTTTTTCTTTTGAATTTCTGAATACTATTGAATATCGTTTATCTTCGGCCACCGCTTTATGCTGCCACTTCCAGCGATATTCATTCTCTAAAATAGTCAAACTTCGTGGCTTCAATTCCAGGTGCTTTACTTCCAATGATTGCGGATTTCTTAGATAAAATTTAGCCGTTCCTAACAAACTTAAAATTATTATCCGATTTCCTGAATTGTGAAGGTCAATATGATAATCAATCATTTGACCCTCAAAATATTCATTGATCGTAACGCTGTCAAATTCTCCTGGAATATCCAGCTTTCGGAATATTTCAGGTATTTTATGACTTACCAAATTTGAAGGATAAGGGTGAACACTTCCAAACCTTAAAACCTGGTTCCTGCCCTGCCCTAAACTTTCCTTTTCTGGAATTAACTTTAAAATTTCAGCTTCCTGAACTTTTGAAATGTAATCTTCTATATAAATTACCGGATTCACAACTTTAAAAAAAGTGAATGAATTACATTTGCTAACATCATGGACAAGCCCATAACCGCTAAAACAATTGCTGCCAATTCTGCGCCCTTTACTTCATTATTATTTGCTTTCATTTTTTGCTTTTTAAAAAACAGGGCGGCGAACATGAACCGCCCTGTTAAATCATTCTGGTAAACAATCAAAAATCATGTATAAACATAAAATCGTTGCAGGGGTAGGAGTTGAACCTACATTTTCCGAAATATGAACCCGGAGTTCTGCCATTAAACTACCCTGCTATAAAAGCCCCACTTTTGGGGCATGGTAAAAATTCCTGAGTGAATGAGTGTACAAATATAATTTATTTTTCTTAATTTATTCGTTTTTTGGTATGGATTTTTGTGGTTTTTTTAATAGAAAATTTACAGCCTCTCCAATATTCTTTTCTCAAGTTGGTTAATTGTTGCTATCATTGTTACACGCTGAATTTCT